GCGTAAAGCTCTACGCTTTAATAATTGATCCCGGTTCCGGTTCCGGTTCCAGGTATGAGCCGTGATTTCTTCACCATAGTTATAATCATTCTTTTGGTATTCCAAAGATTTGATATGGTTCGCAAATTCACTTTTCTGGCCAGCACGTTTTTGAGCGTCCTGGCCCTGCTTGTATCGCATGATCATACCGAGGCCCTGCATAAGATCACCCTTACCACCGGTTGCAGTAGGTAGTGGTGCCGACACATCAAATCTTCCTCTAACCATTAAAACATCCCCATATTAGCGACTCGTGTTGCCCAACGATTACGCCACTCATTATGCTGTCGCGCTCTCGCATTCATCAATTCCGTTTGTTGTGTTCCGATAGCCGGTGCGCCTAGAATCTGAGCCCCCTGGCCAGTAACATTTTCAATACCACCCTGGCGTTCCTGAAAACGAGATTGAACATCCGATAGATATTGTTGTCCCTGTTGTTGCATAGTCTGTTGGCCAAAACGCATCAATCTATAATTCGTTGCACCACTGGCCAACGTACCCCGGCCACTCATTTGGCCTAATAATTGTTGTTGTTGCCCCTTACGCTGTTCGTCAAAAGCCCGTTGCTGAAGCGTGTCGAAGGTTTGCTGTCTATCAAGATCCATCGTATATTTGAATGGGTCTTTAGCTTCCTCACCAAATCGCCGCGTCAATGATGTTTCAACCTTTGCGCGGCGCTCCGTACTGGCTTGCTCCTCTGGCGATATAGTGCCATATCTACCTTTTTGGGTTCCCCTGTAACGGGCGTATTCAATTGTTGCTGCTGCTCCTACCATCAGATATAACCTCCACCCATTTGCGACAACATACCAGACCACCGATTGCGCCACATATTACGTTGTCGGGTTCGCTCATTTGCTAAATCAGTTTGTTGCGTACCAAGCATAGGAGAACCCGAAATTGCTTTACCCATACCGTACAATGATTGCACCGAACTTTGTTCCTGTTGCAATCTTTGTTTGTCAGCCATAAATTCAAACATCGATCTATCATTTAAAGCCGTTTGACCAAACTTTGCCCATGTCTTTTTCCTACCACCACCATCCATCGCACCGGTACGAGCCATTGCACCGGCCAGTCTTTGCCCTGCCTGTTGACGGCCAGCACCATACACATCAGCGCGGCGCTCTTTATAATAGGTCTGCTCTGGCCGCGTCATCACATAACCAAAAGGGTCTTTTTCACGCTCCTCAAACATCTCGAACATACGGGACTCAACACCCCCACGGCGGCGCTGGCTTGCCTGTTCTTCCGCCGAGATTCCGGGTCGTCTACCCCTACTCGCTAAGGCTGTGGCTGCTGCTGGTTTTAATAATGGCATCTCTAAACCCCCTTATCAATCATGAAAATATCTCCAACCAATCAGAGTAAAACCTCGCGGCCCCCCCGATAGAGTGCCCTGGGCGTCTGTTCCTGTACCATCAGTAATGGCTTGAGGGAACAAAACCGCTATTCCAGCTTGGTCCACATTCATCCAGGCAAAAGTAGTATTCCCAGAACAAAACCACCACCCAGCGTATTTGCAATCGCCGTTGTGTCACCACCCGAAATATTCTGAGCCGCAACACCCGTTTGCGAACTATCGTCTACACGGCTATACATATAAAATTGCCGTGTATGCTTCAAAGGTACAAAGGCACTCAAATCTTTCTGTCGCCACGCATTATTTTCTGAGGCTGCAAAAATGTTTCTGATCCACCCCATAAAAAGAGTCTCATTACCATTTTGCACCGAAGGTAATAAATGCCCTTCAGGTTCAACCCAAACAGTACCTACCCATTTGGCAATGTCATAAAGAGGTGGAAAAACAATACCCGAAGTGCCCACATCGGCAAAACTGGAAGCCTCTGAAGCCAACCCCGCTAAAGGCTGGCTCCCATCAGCCGAAGCAATAATATAAACGTGCAACACCGCGTTGGTTGTGGGATTCCCCAACACATCGAAACCGTTAGCCACCTCTTTATTACCAATATCAATGGTCACACCCGTTTCAGTAGTGTCTAATTCAAAGGCCCCTGTACTGTCAAAACCTCTGAACTGCACAAATATCTGTTGATTACCAGGGGTGGAAGGCGAACCCAAATTTCTTGCAATATTCGTTTCAACATATTTGTATTTGATACCCGCCTCCGTAGGAAAGGCCGTCACATTCGCCAACAACACAACATCCGTGATTGTCGATGTTGCGGCTATCACCTTACTCAAGCGTAAAGTGCCCACCGCTTGAGCCGGTGCCGTACCCGAATTCAACACTTCAGAAAAAGTGATCGTCCCCGTTATATCAATATCCAGATAAGTATCACGAAGCGCTGTATAAGTTCTAGTGAAAACCGCCACCTCAATACGCACACCTTCCACATAACAGGTCATCGCATTAAACGTATAATCAAGGTCACCCGAAGTCGTGGCAGTAATCCAGTCAAGGCCCTCAAAAATAAAGTTTCTAATACCCACTTCTTTAGCTCTCACCACAATATCAATCGGGTCAGCCAACTTATCATTGGTGATTGTGCTACTTGCAATTTGTTCACCCTCTACATTGTTGACCCCATCACGTAAGGCATTATCATTACCCTGCACCTCATCGGCATCAGCCGTGGTCCCATTCGTTAAAATGTTTGGTAAAACTACAATTGCCATCTACTCCCCCTGGTCAGGTTCTTTTTCTTGATTCATTTGTTTGGTTATACAGGCGTCCACTATCATTGCCGCTTGTTTTAATTGCTCATGTTCCTGAGCTGTTAGATTTTTTGTTCTCACTGAGTTGTAAAGCATCTGTAATGCTGCGATAGGTTCCATTTAAGTCATATCCACCCAAGAACCGGCGGCAAACCCTTGAATTTTTCCGTCTGATGTGTTGTAAATCAACATCCCATTAACGCCAGTAAAAGCATTTCTTTGCCCTGTTGTCATACGAGGGAGCATGAGAGCGCCTATTGTCGAACGAACTTCTAATATCATGCCGGCACCCGGCGTCCCCGCCGCGCCAAACAAACCAGCCGTAGCCACATCAAGATTACTTGAGATACTCATAGCACCGGTCAAATCTAAAGTAGTATCATCCCAAGTAAAATTTGCACTACCATCAACAGTATTTACACCCGAACCTATAACCACCTGATTATTAGCAATCGTGCCAGAGATAGTCTGAGTATCTACATAATTTTTTGTTGCGAAATCAGTAGAAGCAACAGGGTCCAGGCCGCCCACTGTCGCGGTGAAATCTCTAATGCCCGTAAGAATTGCATATTGAAGATGATCATCCGCATCTAAATTACTCAGCAAAGAGTGATTAGAAACATCACCCAACTCAGGCGTAAAATCAGAAACGTTTTGCACCACAATGGCAAGGCTAACGCCCTGTTGCGAAATAATACGGCCAAGCAAAGTCCCCACACCATCAATAAGTTCAGGCCGTGGGCTGGGCACCGCTTCCGATTCAGCTTCGGCTAATGTAGCGTATTGATCTGTGCCATACATCAATATCAATTCATTGTTAATGATATTTACCCAAATCCATTGGTTTGTATACTGGTCAGTACCAAGCGCCGCCAACGTACCAGAGCCATCATCAAAAAAAGTATTGCTCCACTGGGTTTGGTTTAATTCTTCCGTAAAACCGGTAGCCGTACCATCACTGAAAAACCGACTGAAGGTGTCACCTGAACCTGTATCAATTGAATCGACAAGAAGACGGTTCAACCTATCCCACAAGGCCCCTGAAGACATTATTATGTTTTGGTTATTGTCGGCGCTGTCTCCTAGCCTGAAGCCGCCCGTTCTGACATCGGGGGCCAACGGCTGAGTTTCGTAGAATCTTTGAAGTACAAGGCCCGGTAAATTATGCATGTCATGGGGATCGTTAATAATAAATAAAGTGGAATTATTATTAACCACAGCACCAAGAGGGAATTCGTCATTATAGTTCCAAACGTTTGAAACCTTAGTGAATACCTCTGGCGTTCCAGAATTAAAACGCACACCCACAAACACATCTGTGTCGGTAGGCACCGGGAGCGTACTGACCGCAGGCCAGGCCACAATAAAAAGATCAGTCGTGTCATCATCAACACCGCGTAAACCACCCGCACCACTAGACACGTCAATACTCTCACCCACGCCCTGAGTGATCAAGCCCCCATCCGTCAAACCGGCAGATTGAATACGCCTTAAAATACCCGTTGTCGTCGAGCCCGTAGGCGCGCCCGCATGAAGGGCATCTGGGTATGTCACATCATCCGAAGTGACCAGCGTAGAAATCGCCGTGTAATCAATCACCGTCCCAGTTCCATCAACAGAAAACAAACTAAGACCTTTAGCAAACAAAGTCAATTCATTTGTGTTGGGTGGTGAAGGGTTAACCGTCTGATCTTGAAAAGTTAATTTACTCATTGAATCAAAAACTCCCCATCATCATTAATTTTTACCTCCACACCGTTTTCAATTTTTGGGCATCGCTGTATTGCAACCGTACCGCTAGGGATCACAATATTTGCATTGATAGAACGAATAATAAAATTATTCTGCACAATAATTGTTATGGTATTATCAATCGTGGTCACCTCTCCCGAAGTTTGACCGATAGATTGAATAACGTCATCCATAAATTGATCAATGATACGGGCATCTTCCTGAGGAAAATTACCAAGCACACGGCCAGACTTTTGAATTCTACTGATTACCATCTGTAAGCCCCTTCGGAATAATCGTCGTTGACCAGCCAATAATAGCAAAACGTTTGCCTACGCTTTCGTGCTGAAATTCAATAGCAAAATTACGCACCACGCTTGCCTGCACACCCACCTTGGCCACATACTCCGCATCAGCCCCACCCCAAACAAAAGCGTTCCAGGTCACCGCACCCCAAAGAGGCCCGGTCGCAGGGATAGTCAACGTCTTAGGAAATCCAGCCGCAAAGGCAGAACTATAATTAGCGAAAAATTCAACGATAAAAGTATCATTGGCCACACCATTAACGATGGGATAAAAATTCTTCGGTATAAACCGTTTGGCAGGCCCATTAAAATGTTGCCACCCTGTTTTATATCTAAAGAAAATAGCCGTAGGCACATCCTTCACAAAGTTGTCGTCTGCCTCACCACCATGCCTAAACACTTGGCCATCACTATCACCATGCCAAATAAGCGGAAAGTTACCGGCTTCCTCCATTTGATACCAATAAGTAGCTTCAAAACCTGACCACGTAGCCCAAGCAAATAAAGCAGTTTCATAGTGGTATATCGCATGAGTATTTGGCACCTCCGAATTCACCGAAGGTACTGAAAAAACAACAAGATTATTTTCCTGATCATGCACACTCACCGAAACATCAATCACATTGCGATTGATTCGATCAGCAAAAAGCTGTTGTACCGTTTCTGAAATCTCTTTAACTTGACGGCCATCAAATTCAAAAATACCGTAACGCCCCAACCAGTAAGCCCTATCATGCGCCACCACAATAGATTGATGGTTGACACTACCTGTACCCCTCCAAATTGTACGCACCTGGGCATCAAAGCCGGGACTTGTGGCGGTGAAGTCACTACCGTCAATCTTCGTGATCGTATCAAGTGAAAGCACATACAAAGAATTGAACAGAGTAAAGGCCCCTGTCAATTTCGAATCGGGGTCAAGAATATCTATAAAGTCACCCGTAGAATCTACGCTTTTGGCATCACCTAAAGCAGAGAATACAATCCTCTGAGGCAGCGTAGCATCACCACCATACACCATAAAGTTAGCGAAATTCACACACCACTGTGGCCTAAAAGCTTGCGTGTCCACCGTAGAAAGGCCAAACGAATTAAAAACCCTTGGGCTATCTGCACCCGTACAAATAATTGAGTCATCAAATAATTGAGCCGAAGCACCAACCAGCGAAGAACTCACTAACCCCGTTTCCAGGGGCACCTCAACAGTATCATTGATTCTAGAAATAGTCGTGCCCCTAAGAATCAAACGTTGCTTGGCCCCGGTCTGCCGTGTTATATGCTGATGAATAACCCGTACCTTGTCACCCGATACCGGCGAAGCCAAACGCGCATTGAAACCATCCCTTTGCTTTAACGATCCCCACTTGTCAGTGAAGATAACGTTATCAGCTATTTGGGCCTCGTTGCCCTCTACTAAAGGGTCGTTCTTCCGTAATACCAAGCCCCCTAGATTCGTGTATTTGGGAATAACGGTTTTTCTACCCATTAGTAATTCACATCATCATTGATAAAAGATTGCACCTCATCTTCTTCAAAGGCCCTCATTTCAAGGTTATTTTTAAAGCGTAATACCAAATCTTCATAAGTCACCTTAAAGCCTTGCACCCCAGCGCTACCCGGCTCCCAAGCCTCTTCTTGAGCTTTGGCGATAAGTACGCTGTAGTGAGTGATACATTTCTTACCAAGACCATCAAAAGCAGATTCAATCGCATCGCCATCCGCGACAAGCTCAGTAGGATAAGGCACAAACCTTATCTTCAAACCATCAATTAAAGTGGCATCAGGAGGTATTCCCAAAATAATATCATTACCCACAATTTCATAACTTTGAGGTATGCCCCTGGTACTTATATCATCTGTACGGGTTTGATCTTGATAAGTCAAATCCAGATAATTGACTGAGGAAATATCACTACCCAAATACTTCACATTGACCACCTGATCCGGTAAACGGCCAGAATTCTTGACCAAACTTAAAGCATAACTTTGAGTGCCAGAAAAGGTGTCAATAAAATCCTCAATCACTAAACGATTTTGAAAGGCGTCACTGACAATACCATGATGAAAAACATACGCCGTATTGATATGCGTATCAAGCGTTGCATCCGTAAAGAAATCCACATCGTTATTAAGTAATAGCTTTACTTCGTCACGCAGCTCTAATAAAGTCGCTACCATCAGTCACCCCCATTAAAGTGCGTTTTGATCCAAATTAATTGGAACCTTCATGTTCTCCATCGTGCTTTCAACCTTCGGAACCTTTTTTCTTGTACGCCTTGTCCTCTTGGTTTTTTGAGTCAAAAGCTCTGTCTTACGTTCTTCAGACATAGGATTAGCTCTTGTGGGTTCCCCTGGTAAATTAGGTTCGTCATCCATAATCACCAAAGGCTCATTCGAATACTGCCGCGCATTGTCATCAGCGTCTTTGATTTCTTTTTCCAATGAACGCTCAAGCATCTTGTCACTGTCATGTTCCACAGTTCCCAAAATCTCACGCATAAGGTTGTGTTCCTCTATGGTGCGAGGGTCAGAAAGCATAATATCGCCATGATATTTCTTGTGCATCTTTGAAGCCATCTTCACAAAATCATTAGGACGTGGTGGCCGTTCGCGGGCATCAACACATTTTTTCGCTTCCTCACGATATTGATCAATAACACGTACAGCCCACTTATAAAGCTGTTGAATACCATGCTCACGTAGTTTCACCACCGCCGCGTCGTAGTCACTCGGATCTTTAATAATATTGCGGTCAGGCAGGCTAACCAATCCGTAATAACCGAATTCACTTATCAACCAGCGTCCACAAAGATCGGGCACCTCTTTTGTCTCATTAGCTTCAAAACTATAATCTTGTCCCCGCCACTTGGGGCAATTGCTCCGGCCTGTTTGCCCAACATCAAAGTGACTGGGGTTCCAAATTCTCATCATTGTTCTTGTTCCCTTCTGGGTTAGCTCCGGCCCATTGCGTAGTGCAAGCGCCAAAATCGTTATCATCGTTTTCTTGTAATCTTTTTTTGTGCCAGTACGGGTCACTCATAAAGCCGTTAAACTTTTCATCAGCTTCCGCCTCGCCCTTGGCTCTAAAGTCATCCCTCTTTGACAGCATTTCATCCTGAAAACTGGCCACGCTCATATGCTGCCATTTGCGGGCTCTATGCAATTGGCTCAACACAATCCATTCCATATCCCAGTTGTATAGAGGCTTCACCCTTGCCTTGTTGTTGCGGCAATACGTGTGTTCTAAAACAGGTCTTTTGTCAGGAAGGTAAGACCATATCTCTAAGGTCTCAGTAGGTTCGATCCACTTAACGACTATGTAATCATCGAAGTCATTAAGGGCTTGTCTGAAATGTGAAGAAGGTTTATAGGTGATCATCGGTTAATCAAAAAAGCCACCAGCTCCACACCAACAGCAACCGAATGAGTGATAGTGAATGAAACTCCGGGCACAATGGTTACAGGGTTCACATGCAAATCATCGAGAGTCGCCGCACTAGTATTTTGCCCTTGCACAAAAATACGGTCATCAGCCTGCACCACAGTCGAGAGTACAACCGTTGATAAGCCAAGACTCAAAGTTAATTGACCAGAAAAACCGGCCCCCTCAATTAAGTCACCTAATTTCACATCATCACTTAATTGGTTATAACCTTGTGATGTTTCAGTTACCGTATTAGATATTTGATTGAGAGCGTTCTTATCTGCCGCGCTGATATTCATCGGCTTATTTGATAAGCATATGATTCTGTTCCAGCCGCATTTGCATGGGTGACTGTAAACGAAACCCCAGGAACAATGGTCGCAGGGTTCATAAAAACATCGGCTAACTGAGCCGCCGCTAAATCTTGCTCTTGCAAGATAACCTGATCACCCGCCTGTATCCGTGTGTCAGCAACCACCGTTGTCAGGCCCGAAGTCAATGTTAAAGTTCCTGAAGCACCAGCCCCCTCAATCAAATCCCCCACCAACACATCAGACTCCAGGTCGTTATAACCCTGAGCGACTTCGGTGATAGTGACTTGCAGTTTATTTAGTGCGTTTTTTTCCGCAGTTGAAATACTCATAATTTTCTCTTTTCATAAAAAAAGGGGAAGCCGAACGGCCTCCCCCAATTGATTACACTGAAGGTATAGTTAAACCTATCAGTTTTCCTTGCAAACGAGGATGTAAACAGGCAATGTTACCGTACCAAATGAGGTAACTTTCCCATGCGTCCTTGTCTGTAACATGTCTCAAACGAAGTCCATCTTTAGAAGCAAGATGAATATCGCCATCAACGCTATATCGACGCCAATGGTCGAGCGCTAAGAAGTACATGACATCCCTCGCACAGTCATCGTCAACCAACCAGTCCCAGCCTAAATGCATCACCGATGTATAACCCCCGTAGTAATTCGTGGGGTCAACATAGCGCCTTGCACTCTTTAGAATTTGCCAGTACTGACGTTGTTGTGTGCGTTCCGTTATGAGTACTTTTCTCATAACCGGCATTGGGTCTTGACGTAAAACCCGGTCTTCAACGATAAACATATTTTCCTCTGTTAAATTGCCAGAGGCATCGAAAACTTGAGAATCGAAGTTTGTAGTTGCCGTACCCGAAGTACGATCAAGACCAAAATAATCAGATGAGTTATCGAAAACCGCATCCAAACCAATAACGGCTTTTTGATCCGTACCAGAGGCACCACGAATACCACTACGCACAATCTGCGCCGCCGTTGAAACGGTTACAGATGATGCAAGTTCGATTTCAGGCCCCCCCGCTGCTTGCGGGTCAACCCGAATAATAGTATTCGTGTCTTCAAGGGTAGTGCCCAAGAAGAAATCTACTATCATGCCGTTGCGTAAACGGGAAGTGTTCGTGATCAAATCCACTTTAATAGTGGTACTTGTGGCACCTGTCAAAACTGTTCCCAGTTTGGCATTCCCATCTTCAAATGAGTTTTCATTAATAGCCTTACGCATGGCCATCAATGCAGATTTAAACTCACGTATTTCTGCGTTTGCGTATGCCTGCCTGTTGTTTTTGGCAATGGCCAAAAGCTTACCAGTCAGTCTAATTCTTGATGCATAGATTTTTGGTTCTATCAGGGCCTTTTCATGATTAGTCGCCTGTGCGACAGGAAGATCATCTTCCTCAAAGATCGCTGAAACACTCTCATTTTGCTGAATGTTGAAGCTAGGCTGCCAACCCAAACCGCCAATAATACCCTCTTCGCCCATAGGCATAAGGTTGAGTAACATTGGATAAAGGTTTTGAGTACGGTCAATGTACTCTTGCTGATAGAACTTTAAAGCATCAGTATATGTAGTTGTGGTTGTACCTACCATATTACTATCCTTTTAAGTTATTGTGAAAATAAATTGTTCACCTTTCTAGCAAAGTCTTTGTCTATTGCATCAAAGGCACCTATGGGCCTGTTATTAGGATCACCATAGTCTTTAGCCTGTGCCTGCGATGGAGGGGGAGGGGTTATCTCCCCTAGACTCGAATTCACTGAAGGGGGAACGCTGCCAGATTTTGCATAACCTTCATTGGCAATTCTCGTATTAAAGTAATTGTCCAATTCTGAGGTTATGGCTTTAGTCGAACCTTGTATTAACGATTGGTTAATATTCGGAAGATCATGATAGCCGAGAACAGCATTGTTCCAAACGTTGACCAAACTCAATGCCTCTTCAGGCACATCCTTCACAACGTCTAAATACACATCGTTCACAGTTTCAAAATTACCGCGATCTATCGCCATATTCCTATCCTGGTGAATAGTATTCGTTAAATCTTGGATCATATTTTGCATAGAATCCATTTGTTGTTTTACAGCAGGATCAACCGGCGCGGAACTATCGTCTGCAACCGATTGCTTCTGAGGTTCAGGAGGGCTCGCCGCCCTTTGTTGTTGTTGTTCAGGCGTTTGATATCCATCCTCTACCTGGCTCTGGATGAAATCTAAAAATTCTTTTGCAGGCTCATACCCTTTGCCCTCAGGCGCGGAAGTATCAGACCCAGAATTGCCATCGTCACTATCTCCCTGTGGAGATTTTTCTACGGCCTTGCCAACCTGATCAGCCAGGGCCTTATCTGCGTTTTGAAGATTGTCTGCGGGTACGCTTGGGGCTGGCCCACTACCGGCCATGATTTCATCCTCAACGCTGCCACCCGCGCTAGGTATAATATTTAGTTCTGGGCTATTTGTTTGTTGGTTCATTTTTCTCCCCTTCTGAGGCTTTGATATCTAATTCACGCATCTTGATAGAAGCGTCAGATATATTTTTCACGTTATCATTTTTCACTCGCTCACCCTCAACACCCACACGTTGACGCTCTACATCGAGTTTCGGTGCTTCGGCTTCCACTTTGGCCCGCGCTTTTATAAATTCTGTTTGCTCCAATAGGTCTAACTCTTGTTGCAATTGAGCTTGTTGCTGTTCACTTAAAATCTTTTTATGTTCTTCTATATGTTCCTCAAGAAACTTCTGAGCGTTCGCACTCAAGTAAAAAAAGTTAGGGTCCAGATACAAACGATTGTGTTCTTGAACATGGACATTGTGATCATCTTCATCAAATACCGTGGGCTGTTGAATGCCCTGGCGAAGTTTATCATTCTCAGCATCGGCACGTTTCACATGCACACTAATAGCAGACTCAATAGGCACATCTAAAAGTTCAGCCGCCTTGGCCCTGGCCGACATATCAGAGGCAAAATCAAAGATGCCATATTGCGCCGCCTCTATCAATGCAGCCCTTTGAGCCGCAATAGACTTGGGCGATATCGACCGGGCAATAACACGCACAGAATGATTGCCCCGAAGATCAGCACCCTTGAAAGACTCCACCATCAAAGCGGTGATATCTCTGTTGTAAGTCTGAAGCCTTAAAGTAAAAGTTTCACGTTCTTTACGCATATAACGTTGAATCAAAATAAGTTTAATCATCGAACCCTTCTCGATCATCCGTTCAAAACGTCTGATTGGCCCGTTCAGATTCTTATTTGCTTCTTCGCGTAAAAGCTCAAGACTAGAGTAAGTAGAAATACCAGATATGCGATCACCCTTCAACACATCATGAACACCTAGAATTCTTGACAATTCATTTTTTAATATTTCAAGAAGGCCAAAGACGTCTCGCGGGAGCCCTTTTCCTTCGAGTACTTCTGGTCGGGCTCCGGGGAACTGAGGGTTAAACTTATAACGCCAGATCGTACCCGGCTTACCGCTGAACGTTCCTTTATGAACGCCAGCCTGAAAGGGCACCATGATATGAGGTGATGCCGTTCTTTGATTATTCAATTCAATCAAAGCGTAATGCGTATTAATTGAACGTTGAATATCCACGCCATCCGTGAAAGGTGTACGCCCCCAATAATTACCAGGGACATTCAAATAACGCATATGCGTATAAGGATGCCATAGCTCTTTAACTTCATCAAAATAAGGACTCTCATTAGCCGTGTATAAAGTAACCCCATTAGCCGTAACCACGTAACGGCCTTTAGGATATTTCACCGTAGGCTTGCCATACCATTCTTTTATAATGGCATAATTCTTAAACACCCTATCGTCGTAGCCGTAAGTCCAATCGCTATGAAATTCACCAAGCGCCCGAATGCTAAGAAGCCTTTGAATCGCCTCGTTATAACTCGCTTCAGCCTTAACCGTATCGGCCAAGCCCGTAAACCCATTGCCCTCTTTACTGTACACCCGACGAATTTCATTGAATGAAGTCGGTTGAGTTTCCATGATCCATTCCAGATCATGATCCGAAGAAGCCTGGGGATTAACTGTAATTGTAAAAGGTGCGGGTATCGTAACTCGCGTGTCACCTAAACCCCCCGCCGCGTCCGGGTCCCAGTAATCTTTTCTAAAGGCGTTACCTGTAGTCACCGCCCACAGCGCTAATTTCTCACGCAGTTCTTCTTCGTTATCGCTGTAATCCTTGGCGTCAAGCACAGTTTCGGCCAATTGCGCCGCCGCCTTATCTTCAGCGGTTTTCGAATTGGGGTCCACCACCACGGTCGGGGCATTGGCTGTGAGTACAGAAACGAGGGCCTCGGTTTCAACTCTAATCTGGTTGATGACAGGTCTAGGTAAATTACGATTGAATCGTGTCCTTGGGACTGATTGCCACCAATTGTCAACTCTACGTATGTACTGCTTCCCAGCGTAGAACAATACATTTCTGTACCAGGAGAGGTGTCGGTCTGTCCGGTAACTGTCTGAGAGAAAGTAAGCTTCAACTAACTTCGCAATCTGGTCAAGACTAACAATATCATCCGTAACCGTAAGGTCACTAGAGTCTTCACTAGCCCCCACCATCGATGCGCTTTGAAACTGTTCTGCCATATCATTCCTCTTCGTTACCTGTTAATGAAATATCTGAGTGATACATTTCGTCAAAAGCCTCACGCTGTTTGCCCTGAGTTTCTTGGAAATCGTTGTAAGCCTCTTTATCAGAAACATCATCAGGCACTTGAAAACCCGAACCCGCCTGATAAGCCATCCGATTGAATTCATCAATTCGTTTTGTGGCCAAAGCCAAATCTCTCAAGTAATGATTCTGCGCCACCATCAAAGTATTTTGTTGTGTTAAAAGATCAGTCTGCTTGACCTTCTCCCTTGTCAGTATCTTGATGTTCTCCACCAAGCTCATCATTAATTTCTTGTAACCAAACACCTAAATTCTCCTTGTATCCCTCTTCGTGATCACCACGACTTCGAATAACACGGCCCACCCCGCATTTACATTTGACTGTCACAGTCCCTTTTTCAATATCAAAAACAGCTTGGCGATCCCAACCGTTCAAACAAATCAAACGGTACTCATCCACCCGGCCCAACTTGCTACGGCAAGCCAAACAGAAAATATCGTTGACGTTATGCTTATCCGTTCTCGTAACCGTCTTCGAAATCCATGTAGCATTCTTCCCCTGATTCATCTTCAAACCCCTCTAACCAATCGGCATCCTCCTGAAGCTCATCTTCAACGTCTTCCGCTTGTTCACGCATTCGCTCTTTAAACATCTGATGAATTTGCTTGGCAGGCTTTTCCTTATCCATGTCAAGCATTCCCAAACGGTCACGCCTTAACTCTGCATCTTCATAAGAAGTGGCCACCGCGTATTCCAAAGCATCCATAAGGTGATCATTGCCCTGGGCAGGCTCATCAATGATCCTTCCGTCCGGTGCTTTCTTATTCGCGTAATGCATCATCTCGTAAACAAAATTGTCACAGGAGGGATCAACCTCTAATAAAGCCTGCTTTGATTTTTCGTTGTAATGAAGTAACTGCCGAATGCGTTCAATACCCGCCTTCTTCCCCTTCTTACAAGGGATCATTTTCAAACGATTGAACTCAACTAAGCCTTGGCCCTCTAGTTCCGCAATCTCATCCTGAAGGAACTGTGCGGCCTCTACTTGTTGGAAATCGTATACCATCCATTCAGGTTGCCATTTAAGCAACCAATCTTTAAGATACTGTTTGAAATGCTCCTTGATCGTTTGTCCTTTAACGTAATATTCGCCAAGAACATGGAAAGCTCCGTCTTTATCCCAATACCCCATAATTGCGCCAGTTGGCGCGGTACGTCCGAAGTCGATAGAAAATACGACCTGGGCACCTCTTGGTAACTCACTTGGATTCTTGATTTGTCTCTTGACATGAACATCCCTATCGAAAGTATCAAAAACAAGACCCGCCATAGTCACAAAGCGGCCCTCATACTGCTCTGAAAAAGTACGCGGGTCCAATGTCGCCCTGGCCTCTTCAATGTCCTCAATCGGATGATGAGGGTTACTCATGATCGAGAATGAATCACTCCACACCTCAATATCGCGGGGATCTTGGCCACGGTAATAAAAGTTTTCTAAGAACTCCCCAATCCCATGCGGGGTACTTCCCAAAATCGCATAAGCCATACGCGAACCCATACGGGCGCGAATGTAACGCTCAAAAATCAAATTGGGTAGCGTCGAAGCTTCAGCGAAAATCGCACAGTCAATTTCGTCACCAAGAATGGATTTTGGATTGTCCCATGACTTAACAGAAATTTCCGCACCCCACGGCCACCGAGCAAAGAGGTTTCCCGTATTCGGCGAATACTGATAACGCTCCGGCACCAGGCCCATTTCTTCCATGCCCTGAACTACATAGTTGAACTCATGCCTGCCGATATTGTAGGAGGGTGCATAAATATAAGCCCTCGGTGCCTTCTCCCTATTTAGGCTTCCGTCCTCATTCATCCCCGGCCACATCAAAGGCAAGCAGCCTTCTTTTCCAACTGCTAAACTTTTGCCCCAACGTGCCGCCGCAATGACGCATCTAAAACGATTGTGATATATATTTCTAAATTCAGCCTTACACTCTTTGCACCGCCGAGTAGTTTGCGCGGGATCTTTTGGATTTATGATATAAGTGAATTCACCATGTTTGCAATCTGGATCATCCCCCTCTTTACGCCGAACATCTTCTATATAAGGGTAGGCATTATGGAATTTCTTCTGTGCCTCATGAGGCTGATAATTCATCAATTTAAAAACTTCATAACGGAAAAAGCCATTACGCTTCACTTCGCGTAAATCCCCGTACTTGGCGCGAATATCGCCCCAAAAACCTTCTTTGTCCTTAGATGTTATTGAATTGATGAACTCTGACTTTATTTTGTCGTTGTTCATTGGCCCTCCTGGGCTATACTAAAGTTTGATTGAGTGGGGCACCTCTTCCCGGAAGGATGAGGGAGGCGTATCACATGAGTAGAGGGTATGCAACCGGACAGGTTCCCACTCGGTCTTAAAAAAACCCCCTGCCTCATTGACAACATTGTTGTCATATCGTAATATTGGCGGTGCTCTAACAGAACTATTTTCCATCAGCCTCCAATTGGGTATCAATCAAGTACGGCCCCTGAGAAATCAGGGGCTTTTTTATTTAAAAACCCCCTGCCTCATAACCAGGGGGGAAACGTCCAAGCATTATTTTTTCTTAACCCCTTCAGCCGCATACTTTCGGGCCTCTTCTTTAGAGACCCCCAAGCGCCTGCGAACCTTCGGGTTATTTGCTGCCGCGTACCACATCCGAACTTGTTTCTTAGTCCAGGGCATCAGCTCCCCCGATTGTCTTGGGCCTTTTCAATCTTTTCCAGCCGATCAAGGATAAATCCCTGTTTCACACCCATTTCTATATTCTGCACCGTCACCCATGCCGCCCACGGAATTAGGGTGACCATGATAAATGTAGCAAAATGCACGAACCAATTGGGAATTGTGTAATTTTGTAGTTTATTCATTTTCTACCCTTTAATTTCGCAGCGCATTCCTCGCAGACATAGACAAGATTAGGGCCTGAAGGATCAGTCGGCTTCAAAGTAATCGATTTCCCACAAGCCGAACATTTGATTTTTTTAGTAACCACCTGGATTGTGGCCCGGATTATGGCTACCGCCTGATTTCTTCTTATATCCACCGCCGAGACGTTTGGCACTCTTCTTTTTCTTGCCAAACCCGTAACCACTCTGATTTTTTACGACACTTGCCATAGATTCGTAGACATATCCAGGGGTTTCATAGTCCCCACCGCGATCAGCTACGGAACCCTCAGAATACATCCCCTTTTTACCGCCCATAGTCGTATGACTGTCCCAATAATTTTCTTTTTTATACATATCAACCTCCAAATCGATAACTACGAGGGCGCGGATCTGCTGTGCCGCCACCCGGTAACCCCGATATCCCCTTTTTCTTTTTCTTGAACATAGTCAATAAACCACTACCCTGTTGAGCCGCACCTATCGCTTTCGTAAAGCCACCGGTCGCGGCTGCTGTGCCAGCTACCGCCGTACCTGTTCCGACCGCTGCCGCCGTACCAGCCGTTGCCCCTGCCGCTGCCGCCGTCCCGCCGCCTGCGGCCCCTAATGCTGCCCACCAAACCATATCAACTCCTTCTTTTGAAAAGGTACGTATCGCACCCGCATTTCTGACAAACCACGAAGGCTATATCAAATTTTTCCCTACAATTTGGGCATATCCACATTGTCAAACCCCACATATGGCTGTTGATAGGTCAGGTACCACCATATATAGATGAATGGGTGGTACGGGCCTGTCAATTGTATATTTTCGTCAAACGTATATT